CAAATGGTCCCCTAGTCAGCAACGCGTTTATTTGATGGAAATGCGTAGACGGATTGTACGAGGAGATAAAACTCTTCCGGCACTCAAGGACACTCTTGCTGCTGATGCTGCTATGAGAGCTAAATTAGCCGAGTAACAAACTCACGCAGATTATAGTTGTTTACACCGTAGTTTAAAACGATAAGGACCTCACTCTAGTATGGCTGATAATACGCTAAACACCCTCTTAGGTTTTATGCCCTCAGACCTACGTAAAGCTTACGCCGAAGGTAAGCTGGACGATGATGACGTATTAGAATGGGGTAAACTATCGGGGTATCTAAAATCAGCCCCGGCTTCTAAGGCTACTCCTAAGCCTGCTCCCTCTGCGCCTACCCCACTCGGCCCTCTAGATCGCCTCTCTAATGAGTTTGGCGAGCTTAAGCGTGTGGGTGGAGCTATGGTGGATTCTGCTATTGGCGGCGTAAAGCAGATTGTTGCTGGTCATCAACTCTCCAATGCGGAACTCCAACAGCCACAAACAAACTTTGAGATTGCTCGCGGCTTTGCTCCTCCACAGAAACTATCTGACGAAGAGCTAGCCCAAGCTCGTGCTAAAGCTTTTGCTGCCGGCAAAGACGCACAAGAGCGTAACCAATCTGTTGAGGAAGTGCTAGCACGGGTACAACCCGGCGTCAAACGCACCATCGCCCGAGGTCTGACAGACTTATCCGGCTCTGCCGCATCTACCCTACCATCATTGGTAGGTGGTCCTGTTGGTGCAGGTGTCGCTAGTACCAGTACCTATGATCAAGAGTATCTATCTGCTCGTATGGCGGGGCTGAGTCCCGATGAAGCGGATAAACACGCTAAGGTACAAGGCGCTATTGAAGGCGGTGTCTCGTCTATCCCTGCTGGTAAGTTGCTACAGACGATTGGATTTAAGGCTATCGGACGGGATGCTTTAGACAGCACTGCCGCACAAATTGGTAAACGCGTGGCTAAGACGTTAGCTGGTGAGTCGATTGAAGAGGCGGCTACTACCGCATTACAGATCGGTGCCAACAAACTCAATGCTACTCGCTCTAACGACAAGAACGTGCGCGCATTCGCTATTGCTAATACCCAGAATTTCTGGGATCAAATCAAGCGTTCAGCCGTTGCTGGTGCGTTTGGTGCTGGTGTTTTCGCCTCCCCTGTTGAGGCATTCAACGCATTCTCCGAAGCTGGTAAGCTAGCGGGCGATGCGCTTCACGGCCAATCATCAAGCGAAAAGGATATCAAGAAAGAACGTAGTAATGGTGATAAAGGCCGTACCAATGAAGTGAATCTACAACCGGTACAACCGGATATGTTCGGCACTCCACTTGGATTACCTACTCCGGATGATTACCTTACTGCTCAACGAATTAGTAGAGAAGAAGAAGCTAAGGCTCAGGTCTTACGTCGTCTACAAGAAGATGAGGCGTTCAATCAGAATCAGCCTCCGGTTGATACAGACGCATTGTTTGATCAACACGAACGAGCTACTCAACTAGACCAATCTGGCCGTGGATTAGATAATCCGCAGATGGCTGATGCTATGCGTCGCGCCGATCTTCACAAGATCGTAGCCGCTACTACTCCTGCTACTCCTAAGCAAGCCTCCCCTGCCCCACTTCCTACTGGTACAGAGCAACAACCGCTGCCGCTCAACGAGCCATTGCAGCCTGCTGATAGCGAGACTCTTAAGGAGCAGCTACGCCTTAAGCGAGCGCAAGACGACGCTCGCAAGCTTATTGATGGCGATACTACTGTTGTGCAGAATAAGGCTAAGTCCAAACGCGAATCTGAGCGTAGGGCTTTCCTGCGTACAGTTGTGGAAAGCAGTCGTGATATCACAGACCAAGATGCTCGTACCCAATATGTCATGGATGCTGCTGCTAAGTGGGAGCAAGATAACCCCTTAGATAAGTTTGTTAAGCAGGCTACCAGCGCGCGCACCAAGGCTCGTGGAAATAAGGCTCCTCCTCTACCAACTGTCGCTCCTACTGTTACGGAAGAAGGTGTTGTAGACGAATCGCCTATCCGACCGGAAGAGAACATCAAGTCCATCGACGAGTTAAAGAAAGCTGCTGGACTTTCTATGGCTACTCCTAAAGCTCGTAAGTGGTTTGGTAAGAGTAAGGTAGTTGATGAAAACAACCAGCCCAAAGTTGTGTATCATGGAACGACTGCACCTTTTTCAGGAGAGCTTGATCCTGCAAAGGCTAAGAGTACCTTTGGAGGAGATGCTCTATTTTTTCTAGATAAGCCCGGACTAGATGAGAACCCAAATGAGACTGGACCCAATCTGTTAGCCAAGGGCCAAGGAGGAAGGGTATTCCCTTCGGTCCTTAAGATTGAGAATCCATTATACGGGACCCCTAAAGATCGTATCACTGACCTTATCGAACGCGCGAGAGCCGAGGGGCATGACGGCGTAATTCATCGTACTGGAGGAGCAACACAGTACGTAGTCTTCAACAAAGACCAAGTGCGATCATCATTCGACGAGCGTGGTGTATCTTCTAAAACTGATGCCGTAGATACTGGTCTGCGTAAGGAACACGTGCTTGGCACTCTGTTCAAGAATAAACACTCCGGCGATGCTAAGGTAATCCACAAGCTACTTGCTGATAAGAACATGGTTGTTATCGACGACGCTTCCGAGATTCCTAGCAACGCAGTTCCGCAAGGTACTGGCGGATACTATGATGGTAAGCGTACGTATATCGTAGCTAACCAACTCAGTGCTGACAATATGATGGGCGACTTATTGAACATCGCAGCCCACGAAACGAAGCACGCAGCTGATACAGCGGCGGGTCCAGAAACCCGTGCGTCTATGGGTAACTTCATCGGCCAAGGTGTGAACAAGCGCCTAGGAGCCAAAATCGAGAATCAAGCCCGTAAGGACAGTGAGGCTAGCGGAATCTCTTTCGATCAACTAGGAACTAAACTAACCTCCGGTCAAGAGGACAGCTTGACCGGCGCTCAATGGGCGGTACACGCAGCTAAGCAAGGCTCTGTTGATGCTCACACATACAGCATGGAGTTACCCGCTTACTTCATAAACACGGCACGAGACAATCGTTCCATGAAGGGCGCTGCTGGCCAGATCAAAGAGAACATTGTAGCCGCTGTGCGTGTAGCCGCGAAGAAGCGCTTTGGTGATTCTGCTGATGTGAACCTTAAGGACGTAGCCTACCTATCCGACAAGCTGCTAAAGGAAACCGCGCTAGAAGGTAAGCGTCAGATCGGTAACATCGACAACGGCTTACCGATGATCGCAGGTAAAAAGGCCAAAGGGTTTGAGCAAGCTCGCAAGAGTGGAGAGGATTACATTTCGGTAGATGGTAATAGTAAATTCTTATTCTCTGATTCTGCATCATCTATTAATCCAGATGAACTAGACTTCTTAGAGCAAGACGGGCACGTGCGCCTAGGCGCTCTTCTAGACCATCCGGAACTATATCATAATTACCCTAATGCTAAGAATATCGAGATTACAATTGATAATTCTAACATGGCTGACAAACGCTCTGGTGCTTACTTAGGCAACGGCCGTATCGCAGTATCGGCAGAGTCTATCGAAAAATCACCATCGGATATGAACAACTTCCGTAATCTAATTCTGCATGAAGTGCAGCACTACGTCCAAGACGTAGAGGATCACGCTAACGGCTCTAACTCTGATATGTTCTTGTCTGAGAAGGATCACAAGGTCTTGGACGATTACGACGAGATGAGCGGCACAATCAAGAACCAAGCCGAAGGTGTGGCTGATGTTCTTTCGAGAGGTCCGTTGACGGATAAAGCGGATAGTAATACACAGATCAGCGAGACACTCGCTGCCTTTAAGAAGAGTGTGATTTCTGGTACTGAGTTCTTAGATCAAGTAGCCCTTACATTGAAAGGATCGGCTACTAGTCCATATGCGCGAGATTTATACAAGCGCATAACGTCTAACCTTACCTCAGGATATAATCTATCTGTTGAAGCACGCAAGGTCAAGGATCGAGCATACAAGCAGTACCTAAATACCCTAGGCGAACAAGAGGCTCGCTTTACCGAAGCTAACAGCCGGAAGTCTAAAGCTGCTCTGCCGCGTAACCCTGAGCTACTAACTAAGAAGGACGGTGGCTTTGACGCAGTACCGGCCGAAGATTCCGTCATCGTAAAGAATGGCGTAGTCATCGGCGTAGCGAAAGAAACGTCACAAGGCAAACTAGCTAAGGCGATGAACGCTTCTCGTAAGGATGAAGCTATCGCCTCATCTTCCGAAGAGGGTCCTACGGATATTAACAAGTTCCGTAAGGCTAAAGAGGACGAGAAGAAGACTGCCGAATTCCGTAAAGAGTTAATGGTAGATGCTACTTCTCGCGCCAAGCAAATGAGGGACGAAGCTAACAGCGATGGTCGTCATCTCTATGAGCCGGGCGATGAAGTTATTCTCGGCGATACAGGACAACGGGTTCGGATTTTGTCTAAGCGTCTAATGGATGATGCTGGCCGTGACTTGCCTAAGGACATGTCGTGGAAAGAGCGCCGCGCGATTATTAAAGACCGGCCCAAGGTCCCCGGCTATCTGGTTGAAAGCTCTAGTTGGAAGCGAGATGCGAACGGTAGAGATTTAGAGGATCAGCCAGAGGGCGCGTGGAAAGGAAACATATGGGAATGGGGCATCCGCGACAAAGCTCCTACCAAATTCTCTTCAGTTCCTAAGGACCCGGGCTTAGGGTTTAACGTTAACGCCTTTAAGCGCGGTGTCAAGAGGTTCACTCATCCAGACAATGCAGCGTTACGAGTAATCAAGGCTGCTACAGTTCACTCGGGCAACCTCGGCCACGAACTCAACGAGATGCGTGAAGACTCCACGGGGCAAGCTGCGCTGTACTCACATCGCGGCATGAATGCCTTTGGGCGTTTGGAAGATGCGTTTGCTATCACTGCTCGTAACGGTGTGCGCAACGGTAAGTACAAGACAGAAGATCAAGGTATCAAAGAACTCAAGAAGATGGTTGATACTCGTATGAATGCGATTGCTGGTATCGAAGAAGCGGATCGCCGCGAAGCGGCGTTGGCTACCTTCATTCGAGAGAACCCTACACTTCGTCCGTTGATGGATGCAGTGAACGAGGTTAACCAACTATCTCGTACGATCCTGTCTCAGCTTATCAAGACGCACCCTGATCCCACCCCGGATCAACTGCGATTGATGAACACCATCCACAACAATGCCTTCCGTTATTCGACTCGGATGTATGCCGCGTTCCAAGGCGAAGCTGGTCGCCAGCGTTCTAAGAAATTGCTCAACGAATATCGCAAGGGTAAGGAAGCTCTAGCCAAGACTGGTGTCGTGCCTGACAGGTTTAAGGATTCCTTCAACAAGTATGTTAACGGTATGAAGTATCTCATTGATCATGACCTAACTATCCCTGATGAAGAAGGTCTGGATGCTATGTCTACGAACCGTTTGTCTCAATTGTATCAGACATGGATTGATTCCAACGTTCGAGACACAAGGCAGCGCGTGCGAGCGGAGGCTATTACTAGTGGCTTCACGGAACGTGAGGCTGATCAAGTCGTGCGCGATCATATGATTGCAGCGTTGCAAGATCGAGCGACGGGACTAACCGATGCTCACTTCCAAGGCAAGGCTGACGATATCATTCGCGGCATGTTGAGCCTAGATGATTCTGTCGGACCCTTCGCCACATACTACCGTGGATTCGCACAAGACCGTTCTATCCTAGAACACCGCGAGAAGTTGCCGCAAGAGATTAGGGATTTGTTCGGAGAGATTACCGATCCTTCGCTACGTCTAGCTGTCACCATTGCTAAGCAAGGCGAGCTAGTAGCTCGTACGCGCTTGCTTCTGGATATGAAGGACCGTGGCCAAGGACGTTGGGTTATCCCCGGAGAAGATGCGGGATTGCCCGGTAATGAGAAGTTTACCGCTACGCTAAAGGGCGAGCAGTATGGACCGTTGCGTGGGTGGCGTACTACCAAGGACATTGCCCGTTCCATCGGTGAGAACTTAGAGATGTACTCCACCCTAACGGACGCTTTGTCCAAGGCTTATATCAACACGGCTCCTGCCGTTGATGCTGCGTTCCGTGATGCGGGCCGTGGGTTAAAGTGGGTTGCTGCTCGCCAAAAGCTGCTAAGTGTAGTTGCTGACTTCTACAATATTGGTCAGAACTTCTCTGGATCATTTATCGGAGCAATCTCTAACGGTGTAATTAACCCTAAGCATTACGGTGCCGGATTAAGAGTAGGCGGGCAAGTAATTGCCGACACCTTATTCGACAGTAGAGGTAGGCTGTCTCCTGATCTAGAGTCTGCTATTCGGTACGGTCTTCTTGACTCTGCTCGCGTACAAGAGATTCGTGCTACTCCGCAACGCGTCATTCGTCAGATGATTTCTGATGAAGCTAAGGCTGCACGTATGGCTAAGAGTGGAACTCGCAGGGTCTTACGCGCAGGCGTTGAAACATTCGCTATGTCCGATGCGTGGATTAAGGTAACAGCGTGGAAAGATCGCGTTGATACGCTAACCAACTTCTACAAAGCGGAAGGCATTGCTAAGACGACCGAAGAGATTAACCGAGAGGCTGCTGACACAATCAAGGACACAGCCATCACCTACTCTCGCACACCGCCTGCCGTCCGTTTAGCAGAATCTATCGGCGCAGTGACGTTCTTACCTTACTTCTACTCCGTGCCCCGCGTCATTGCTCACAACTACTTACGCGGAACCAAGGATTTGATCTTAGCGGCTCACGCCAAGACCGATGCTGGAAAGGCTACTATGTTGTCTAGCGGCATCAGACGTATAGCTGGAGCGAGTATATCCACCTATGGTACTGTAATCTTGATGCGATGGGTAGCGTCGCTGATTAGCGGAGATGATAAGGACAAGGAAGAAGAAATGAAGAAGCTTATGAATCCCGATGCTCGCTTCTCTGATTCTATCTACCTAGGCAAAGATAAGCTCGGCGTGCCGCTGTTTGCGCGTATGTCTCGTATCGACCCGTATGGTCCAGTGAATGACATACTCCGAATCTTTATGGATGACGACATTAAGCCAGAAGACAAGAGCCGTTACGCGTTGAATATGGCTAAGGACCTATTCTTCACTAACCGCATCACACAAGCAGCGGCTAAGGGCGTAGCTGAATATATTACTCCAGAGCAAGCTATTGCTGATAAGCACACCAAGATCGAACGCCTATCTCCCAAGGTAGCCGAGAAGATCAAGGATTGGATTGATGCTCTGCCGACACTGGACATTCACGACGCCAACGCAGGTCTCGCTGCTGCGGATGCCTTGCTTCCGGGTATCGCTGATATCTGGGACCCAACTAACGCTCGGCCCACAGAATATAAGGACCCTAACCTATCCATCGTAGCGGATATCGTTACGTTTACTGGCGGGAGACTTGACCGTGCTGATCCGTCCACTGCTTCGTATGTCGCTGGTAAGAAAGTCAATACAGCCAGAGACGAAGGGCGCAAGCGTATGGCCGAAGGCTTCGCGGCTGGTAGCTCTGCGGAAGATATGGTTAGCCGTTACATGAAGGCTGCGACCAACGAGTACTTGGCTATGCGCGACGCCAGTGAAGTATACGAAGGCTTGACACAAGGGCTAGGGTTAACTCCACGTCAAGCTATGACGTACTTGAAAGAAGACGGCAAGCTAACTGCGGCCGATGTAGGGCAGCTACGCACCGGCCGTATTAACATGGAAGCGGAAGATTGGATTCGTGAGAACAGTAGAATTCTTTCCAATAAATCTTTGACACAGCAACAAAAGATTTCACGTGGCAAGATGACAGATGAAGAAAAGAAAGAAGATATCCAAGAGCAGAAGAAGTTCTTGAAGATGATGAAGGCAATGGGACTGAGGGTTAAATAATTATGGCTGATCAATCTAGCATTCAAACCGTACTACAAAAGCTTGCTGGAACAGCCAGTGCTGGGCAAGCTAATTTGCCGTCTAGCATTAATAACGGCAACCCTAATACTATCTATAATCAGAAGCCGCCACAAGGAGGCTACTTACCGCCTGTCACTAACGGGTTTGATCAATGGCGCATTAATCCAATGCCGCAATCTCAAACGGCTCCTGTTAATTGGCAAAGCTTAGCAGCTAATGCTCCGGGCAATAACCTCTCGTCCATGCTGCCTAAGTGGCCAACGACTGTTCCTGTGGTTAACGTCCCGGGTTGGGGAGGTACTACGCCCCCTCCTGTAGTACCGGGAACCACTCCCCTTCCTCCTCCGGGCACTCCGGTTGTTCCGGGTACAGGCGGGAATCTAGGCAACCATCCCGGCGGTGGCGGCGTAGGAGGCGGTGGTGGCGGAGGGCTTAACACCGGTTCAGGGCGAGGCTTACGAGAACTCGATCTTGTCCCCGGCTCCATTGGCTTATTCGATAAACAGACAACTGGTACAGAATTATCCAAGACGTTAGACGACTCTGTTGGTTGGGGCGATTTAGCTCAAGGAGATATTCAAGGCATTTTAGGAACTTCGCTGAATTTGGGCCAAGCCGGTAGTAGCTTAGCTAATAGTGCCCTAGGTCGATCCTTAGGTATTAAAGCAGACGGAACATTGTCCATTGGTGAGATTTTAGATTGGGTAATTCCGGGCAACATTTATATGTCACAGACCGGTAAGCTAAATCTACTAAGTGCTATTCCGGGTCTGTTAAGTAAACTTAATCCTGTCCTCGGTATGGCAGCTGGCGCAGCTATGAAGTGGTTAGCCGAGCATACTAATATCAAGGCTTTGAAGAATTGGCTGCAAAGGATCAAGGATAACAAAGCTGCTGGCCGTGGCGGTAATGGAGACTTCGGCGTAGGCTCTCCGGGCGGACCCGGGAGTATGTTGGGCGGTGGTTCATTCATGGGCGGTAGCGAGGGATGGGGCGGCACCGATATGCGCGACGTGACTATCACAGCTGGAGGAAGTGGCTCCGGAGTGATCGGAGGAATCGGAAGCTCGGGTGGCTCGGGCACTTTAGGCGGCATCCTGACGGATCAAGAATAATGCAAAGGGGGCTAATGTGATTGAACAATTGGATATGGATAAAGTAGGGATAGCTATTGTTGGCCTCTTTACATCTATCGGTACATTCTTCGCTGGTCGGCAGAAACGTGCTGCTAATGATGTGGCTGAGATAGCTGCTGACAAAGCTAGCGCATCTATCAGTGATGCAGAAGGAACTCTATACACTCGTCTGCGTGAAGAGATAGATGCTTTAAGAAACGACGTAAGCCGTCTGAGGTCTGATCTAGACACGGAGCGTAGACACTCTAGACAGCTTGAACTATACGTGTGGCAGCTTCAACGCCTCATGGCTGAGAAGGGTATTACCGTACCGCCTTTCGTAGGCGACAGTGCGCCACCACAAGGATAACAATAATGGATTGGTCATTTCTAACTAAGCTAGGAACAGGAGCGGCTAGAGCTGTCTCTGGATTTAATTGGTATAAACTCGCGGCAGAAGCATTGGTAGTTATCGGTGTGATCGCCGGAACGTACGGCCTCGCTGTACATAACTGTGAACTTAAACATGAACGAGAGCAAACTGCTATCGCTGTTAATAAAACTGAAAGTGTTACGAGAGAAGTGGCGCAGCGCCTACCAGAAGTTCAAAGACGCGATAGGGTCGCTGATCAACAGCGCGCTGCCATAAAAGATAAAGGAGATAAGCTAAATGAATCGTTGGCTAAAAGCGGGAATGCTGTCGGTTGCAATTTTACTGATGACCAGCTGCGGGAATTTCGGGAACTTGCGGAAGCAACCCGTTAACCAAGAAGTTGCCTTCTGCCCAGCCAATGCTTTCATTGACGTTACGGACTATAGCATCGACGGACCAAAAGACAATAAAGATTTCCCAAGGTACTCAGTCGAAATGGCTACCAAATATCCTGACTTAAAACAAGCGTACACACTATTGTACCAATGTTGGAATCATTACCATACAAACCCGAGGTTATAAATATGACAGACATTCGTAAAAGGCAAAACTCCGACCCTGTCGATCAGCTCACTAACCTTACAGATGACGGAGTTCGGGATATCGCCACAGCTCTAGCACCAGCGTTCCTAGGGCTTGAACAAACATCTTTACTCAAGATGATTAATGATGCTGTGCCTGAGTTCGTTGATAACTTAGACTATCTTGCTCCGTACAGTGGAGCTATTCAACGAACACTTAGCGCGAAGCTAGGCGATACTGTCTCAGTAACAGACTTCGGCGCGGTGGGCGACGGCGTGACGGACGACACTGCGGCCTTCACGGCGGCAGCTGCGAGCGCTAGCGAGGTGATTGTCCCGTCAGGTGACTACGTGTTGTCTGAGCATGTGGAGGGGGGATTTATTCCACAGTATGGCGTGAGCTACCCCAGCGTTGGAATCGCTCGTCCAGCAGAGCGTGGATTCTTCACAGACTCGTCTACCGGAGCCAATGTCTTACGCTTCCGGGACCGCGTGTTCATCGGTGACGGCACGAAGCATACGGGCGCAAAGTCGCCGAATCCACTCGGCGGGTCATGGCTCACTGAGAAAGGCGCAAACTATTTCGAGAAGAATTCCTACTTGTCCGTACTTACGACTGAGGGCTTCCCGAAGTTCGCAATCCTCGGCGCATCGTGGAATCCACCCGGCTCCGGCGGAACCACGGTCAACGGCGGGCTCTGTGGCGTGACGTTGGTGGAGGACGGCTTCGGCCGCGCTATCTATGCGGAGGCCATGCTGAAAGGCACTGCCGAAGGCGCTGTCGGTGTGGAGATTCAAGGCGGCAACTACACGAACATCGACTACAATCCGACCGCCTACGGTATCGGCGGAGGCTACCGCGGATTAGTGACCGGCGTGGTCGGCGGAAATGGCTACACCACAGGGGATTCCAACACCCCGCAGGTAAATCCGATCTACCCCGGAACCGCCGCAATCGACATTGCAGGTGGCGACTTGCCTGCTGAAACGTGGCAGAAGTGGAAAGCGGGCATCATCTTCCGTAATGGCGCGTTATACCGGAACATCGACGGCCTCACCGGTACCGCCACTGCGATCGGCATGGCGACTGGCCACACAATCGAGTGGCGCGCAAGTGTTGCGATTCTAGGCGCGACGCTTCGTTCTGACGTTAATGCGGTCGCGGGGCAGGACACCGGCCTGTTGTTCAAGAACAATGCTGTACACATCACCGGAACTGGTGAAATCCCGCTTGCTATCTTCTCGCGTGACACAGTTGGCTCCGGCGGTATCAACTACTTAGACTTCCGCAACTCACGCACGGGCGCGAACATCCAAGCCATCGCTACTGGCACCGACACCGACATCGGCGCTGATATCGTTGCTAAGGGCTCTGGTGTGGTCCGCCTCAGGGGGCAAGGAGGTAACGCCGAAACCCTGCGTGCAGTGTTCAACTCCAATTACGTCAACTACTTCACCATGCAGGGCGCGGTCGTTTCTGGTGTACCTGTGTTGTCCGTCGCCGGCACTGATAGTAACATCGACTTTGCGATCAATCCCAAAGGCACCGGCAACATCCGTTTCGGCACCTTCTCTGCAAATGCAGACGCTCCGATCACCGGCTACATCACCATCAAGGACAGCGGCGGCACCACCCGCAAGCTGGCCGTCATCGCCTAAGGAGGACTACATGAAAATTGACAAGCCAGAGCATCAACAATTTCTACTTGAATTAATGAAAGCCGCGCAATACCCCGGCCATCTGATCGACCTAGCTTATGAGGTAAAGCAGGAAATCCAGAATGCGGATGTGTCGTCAGACGCCACGTCTAACCAGCGGCTTTGATCAACCTAGCTTCTTTCATAATCTTAGCTATGTGATCATCAGGGAAGACAGAGAGCCGGGCAGTTAGCCCGGCTTCTCCGTTTTGTGGCATAAGCTTTAACAGGTGAGCCGCCGTTTTCTTAGCTAGTAGATCGCTGATATCGACGACATTATTGGACACTAATCATGGCCTCCTTCTTCTTCTCACCTGCGTTCAAGCGAACGTTGCCACGCATCCACTTACCACATCCCTTAGCTGAACATTGATAACGGTGATAGATTCCACCGGTCGCCAGCTTGCGTGTGCCACGTGCTTGATAGTGCGTGCTACCGCAGTTCGGGCAGCATAGCTTCTCGTCGAACAACGAGTGATTCGGATGATTAGTAATCCACGGCAGTACATGGTAGTACAAGTTCTCTAGTTCAGTTACGTCTTGAACGTTGTACGTTTCCATCTCTTCCCACGCATCTTTCTTGCCGTTCATACAATCAAGCCACAACATCAATCCACGATGTTCGCTCTTGCCTTTGTATCCTAGCTCCTTAAGAACGTCATCCATCTTGTTGGATGCGAACCGGAACTTGGATCGTACAGCTCGATATACGTCAACGCTCTTGTAAGGCGCAGGAGGAGCCATCTTACGTTTCACGAACTCTCGATTCAACATAGGTAAGTCGAATGAGTTTCCGTTGTAAGTGACCACCACATCTGCCTCATCAAGCAAGGCGTGTACACCCGCGATCATATCGTCTGCGCTAGACCGATGGATAGAATCGAACAAGGTGTATTCTGTATCTGCCCACGCTGCTGTGTAACAAAGCACCGAAGCTGTATCAAGCAAGTTCTTACTTGTCAGATATTGTTTGCGAACTCCCCACACCAAAGCGGTGTAGGGGCTCGTTTCAATATCAAGAAATAGAATCTTGATAGCGGACCTCCTTGTTAGTGCTTCTTACTCGCGGCAGCGTCCGCTTGATCCTTCGCCATGCTAAGTGAGACTTCGGCTAGCATGTCCGGATCGGACGGCATGTTCTCGTCGCCAAGCTCTGTATTGAATACAGTCTGTGCCATGACCGCTAGATCAAATGCCAAGTCACGCATTGCTAGATACGCAGCTGGCCACGGTCCTTGGTAATTATCCGGGAACTGATGAGAGTACGAGAAGTACGGATGCACTTGATTCGCCTCGCCCACGGAGCGGAACTCTAGGCGTGCGTTGTACATCGTGTTCTGTTCTAGCTTCTCTGTCTGCTCACTAACTAGAGCTGAGCGTTCTGATACGTCTTTGCTTAGGTCGTTGTTGTCATTATTCGTCATCAAGTGTTTCATCCTTTTTGGTTTGTTGTTCTTCTAGCCATTCCTTCGGCACTTCGCCTTTGCTAGACACGCAGTAGGTGATTCCACGCTTCTCACACCAATCTGAATATCGTGTCTTGCTCTTTGAAGAAATCTTGTTGTCCGTTTGGAACAACAGGCGTATATCTTTGTCAGGGTTCTGTTCGATCACGAACGCCATCTTACGGCGATCAATCGCTGTGAACCTTCCTTTGACTTCGATGATTACTTTGTTAGGTAGCTCAAAGTCTGGTTTGTACTTGTGAGTCTGTTCTGGAATAGTGTACGTGAGAATTTGGTTCTCATACTCGTACTTGTATCCACGTCTATCCAACGACTCGGCTACCTTCTTCTCTAGTCCACTCCGGACTACGATTTCCTTAGGCTTAGTCTTACCAGTCTTAGGCTGTCGATGAACGTGAGTCCTTATACGTCTAGGCAATATAGCCCCCTTACACTAGCACTACGCGGTCAATCTTAAAGCTGCCCTTGTTCTCGTGCACGAACTCGTTGGCAGCGTGGTACGTACGAAACAACTTGTGAGCCGTATATGTTACGAACTTACGCTCTTGAACTACCCAATACACCTTATCACGCGGCTTACCATTTGGCATTATGTTTTACAACCTCCTTCGTTATGGGGTTCCATCTACCGTTGTCAATCCACATCCTTTCACGCTCTTCTGCTTGCTCAAACAATCTAGCAATAGTAGAGTCGTCTTGTAGATCAACGTCTTCGGTAAAGTACATTTCATTACGGAACCCGCTTCCTAGTACCACTTCCACCTTACACACTATATCGGTTTCATCCATATGAAACTCTTGCTTAGTGATTATCAATCACCGAACTCCTTAAGTACGCTCCACGAGTTAGGCCACACGTTGGAAAGAATCGTGTCGATCCTTGTGGCGTAATATCTAATCTCTTCTTGCGCTCCCGGTGCTGAGCGTAGCTTATACCAATGGGCCCAATTCCGCAGATTAGCCGTAGCAAAGAAGCGAGTGATCATTCCGACAGGAAGGACGGCTCGTGCTTGCTCGCGGGCTATGCCTTTCTCGATCATCAAGTTATACGTGGCAACCGCGTACTCGACGGTTTGCTTAAAAGAGTCGTCAGCCGTAACGTCTACACCTTGTTCGGCTTCGGTCTCTAAGTAACCTTCAAATACTCCAGCGCTTGACTGCTTATTCTTGGCTGCTTGTAATCGCCACTCGTCTGGAATCCAATACGTGCTAGCTGGATCAGACGTATACCTCATGGAGATTTCGTTGAAGGCTTGAGTACGGTGACGCATCCACTCACGAGCTACGAACAGGGGGGCCTCGACAACGAACGTAGCGACTTGGTGTTCAAACGGGGAGAAGTGTTTATGCTCAGCAAGGTACTGCATAAGCTTCTTGTCTTTCTCTACGTTGACACCAGTGATATCCTCTTGACCGTGTGACACACGAGCTGCCGTCACCGGCATGAAGTCGGAAGTCTCGCGTTCGTAAGCGTCCGTAGGATGAGTCATCTCTGTGTAACCTACTAGCTCGATCTTTAGTTCATCAAGAGTTTTGAAAGTGATCGCGGGCACTATTGTATTCGTCCTGTAGTCGTTTCTTTTCTTCTGGTGTTAGCTTAGGATCAGCTAGCTTCTTGTTCAGATCGTCTTCCGTCATTGTATACATCCCATAGGTTTGTGATTGGCTTTCCAACCTTATTAGCATACCTAATACAATTGCTTGTTCCGCCATTGGAGCCATCCCATAAGGCCAAAACTTGGTCCGCATGATCCACCATCCATTTGTTCCGTTCTTGCATCTTCCATCCAGCGTATGGGCCTTCGCACACATACGTAGTCTTCGCGCCTGTGTGTATCAGAGAATACAAATGTGCCTTGGAACTCATCGGCCAGCGATCCTCAAAGCCCGGGAAAGGTAGAGCTAATTCTAAGATTCGGAATTGAACTATAGCTGCTCCGGCTAGTGCTTGATCCCATCCTAAGGCTCCGCCACTAATTACGGTCGTGGCTTCTGGATGTTCGGCCAGCCACTTTGAGGCTAACTCTACTAAACGTATGTGGGTAGCATCATCATAACCGCCTAGTTTATTGGGCCGGTGGCCTGTTCCGCATATGATCATTATAGGTAAGGGCACTCCTTCCCTTCTATTCGTTGAATCCACAGCAGATTGCCTACTTCTTGGTAGGCCCTTTCCCACTCACCTTCGTACTGTTCTTTGTACTTGTCTCTAACAACGGTGCGGCAGCTATCCAGATCGCATCCGTCAAGGAGTTTAGATACTGTCTTACTACCGATTCCTCTGATGCCGGGGATGTTATCGGTACGATCCCCTGTGAGCATTTGGTAGAAGATGAAGCGGTTTGCTTCTTCGAGCGATTGGTCATAGAACTCCTTCTTAACCCAATTGTAGTGATAGCCGGGGACCATATCGAGGTCCTTGTCGATGGTGACTATGCAAGTTCCTCTACTCTTGTCTGCCCATTGCGCGCACCCAAGGGCGTCGTCGGCCTCTCGTCCATCCACGCGCTCAGCGCCCCATATGTCAAATAGATATCGTTTAATATCTCCGTAGTATTTAGGTTTATGTGACTCGTCCCTGTTTCCCTTGTAGGGTAGAATTGTTGCCACCTGTTCTCGAAAGTTTCCCGATCCGGTAAGGAAGGCTTTATAGGAGTCATCCTTAACGCCAAACCTGTACATGAAATCCTCCATGACAGTCTTAACGTTTCCAAGCGCGAAATTAAGGTAGTCAGTTTCATTTAGTATCTCTTGCAACTCTTCGTCGGAAATACCGCCCGACTGTTCTCTGATGTCTGTCTTGACTTGCGCATCGGCGGCGAACCCACAGCGATACAGCAATACATCCGCATCAATTAAAGGGACTAGTCCCTTCATATGGTCAGTCGTTGAACTCTCCGCTTCCGTCATTGTTATCCGATTCTCCATCGTACCTATCGAAGTACTCATCCTCACCTATGCCGTACGGCTCGAAGCGAGAGGCTAGTTCTTGAGCGAACTTAGCAATCTGATACTTCTCTAATCCCATGATTGCTTCCGTGTCAAGGACGTATTTGATCAAGTCTTCGTTCTTCCACTCTTCTAATTTAAGTGTTAATTCGTAGTTATGTCCGTTAGTTGCCATGATGATCGTCGTCCTCATCCATCGTGTAATACGCCCCGTCGATTAAGCGTTCACGCTTGTAAGGCGGATGCTTTTGTTTATCGCCGTACTCCCCGCTTTTCTTAGCGTGTGTTTTGCGGTCGCGGAAAGTTTTAGGCTTATTGAATTCATTCATATTCTTTGCAACAGGATTTCGCTTGTTCTTCACTTTAGAACTTCTTGCCTCCTTCGGCAGCGCGGTTCTCTGGCTTATGGTCAGCGCGGACGGCGTTGTACGCCATCTTCTCAATGATGGCACCGTATAGATCAAGCTTACGAGCGCCCGCCAGATCGAAGATGCGGATACACGCATCAGCCAACTCTACCTCCTCGGCCTTACGATGCGGCAAGTGATCGTCCATCTTGTTCTTACGTCCGCCTTCAAGAGCTTCACTGACTTCGCTGTGTACCAACGCTAGCTTAGTCCCGAAGACATATGGATCATTCGGGTTTACATCGTTCCACCAACCGCTAGTTACGGCAGCCTCGTGGCACTCATCTACGACTTCTTTAAATGACTTCATTGTATTGTTTGATTCCTTCTGTTGGTGTGGTGTAATAAACGGTATGTATTCCAGCATCTTTAATCGCCATTTGGCAGGCAGCACAGGGCTTGCAATTACCGAACCGTCCGTTACGATCATAGCGGGCCACGTAGAGTTCCGCTCCGGATAGATCACGTCTTCCACTTCGCACCAACGCGTGGACCTCGGCGTGGAGACAGCTACGTGTAGCCACCCGAGCAACTCGTTTGTTAAGTTGTGCTTGACGGGGATGTGAACGCTGTGTGTTACTCGCCGCTGAAACAATGTAATTCCCATCTACTATTACTGCTCCTATCTTGATACGATGGAAGTCAGAAGAAAGGCTAACTTCCAACGCTTTTGTGATGTAACGTTTTACTCGGTTAGTTATCATAAGATTAATTAGGGCAGACTATTGTTACCGGTCTGCTAGCGGCTCCCTCAAATTACCAGCGCTCAGGGGCTTCGGCAAGCACGGCTCCGCCAGCATTCCAAGTACCGTACGCTTTCGCAGCGCGCTTACTCTTAGAATCCTTGGCCTTGATCATCGTAGCTACCTTCGGGTCTACGCCTACGGCCTTACGCAGGCCGACTAGCAGAGCGTCGCGGATAACCTTATCATCTTGCAGCATATCAGCTAGGCGCCAATTATCTTCAAACAGGTTCTCTACAAAGATCGTTACAGACTTAGTGAATTGCTTCTCGATAGCCGGGGCCATCTTAGCAGCCAGAGTAGCGATCTTCTCTGGCGTTAGCACTTGTTTCACTACGGCGTTAATGATTTCTTGATCGAACGATACGTTAGCTTCTTTCTTTACACTTGTTGCCTTAGGCACTTGGTTAATTCTCCGTAAAAGAAGCAGAGTTTCTTACGACGCCCCTCTGCAATGGGCCGCCTAAATAACCTACTAGGACTTGGATGCAGTCATAACTAGACTGCCGAACTACTTAGCGAATGAACGCAGCCTTGCTGGTATCCCAAATACGTTCAGTCTCACGCTTGGTATCACGGGCCATCTGTCGGGTAGCTAGGGCACGACGCGCCTTGCCACTCTTACGGTTAACTAGAACGTAACGCTTTGCATTCTTAGACATAGTTGCGGTTTGCATATCAATCATCTCCGGTTAGCGGACGGGGCAGGCGCCTGTTGCGCACTCTGCATCGTCGGCATCGAACTCAATCGCTTGATCAACAGACTCGATCAATCGTGTTTTTGCTACTAGATCGTTGTAAGCTTCTTCGCTAATCTCTTCCATCGGAGCTTGATCGAAACCATGCTCTGAGTGAAGGAGGAAGCTGAGACTCTTAAACGTTTTGTTATAGTTCTTCTTCAAGAACTGTTTTACTTCTTCCAACTCTTCTGGCTTGTAGTACACGGTACAACTTACTGCATTATCACTCCAATCACTTTGTAATCTCTTGACGACTTCGAGTTGACTGACTGCTCCAATCTCGCTAGCAACTGTCGTCCCCGCCGGGTAAGCAAAGGGGAATTCGACAACAACAGTACCTCTGTCCTCCGATCCGTCATAATGGCGTTGGTACTCGACTTTGTATCCGCTCGCTCGACAGGTATCCACAATAGGGGAATTGCTAGCAAAGCGGATACGGCGAATAAGATGCCGTGCATATGCGGGGTGACAACCCGGTGTAACTCCGGGGAGTAGTGAGAGAGTACCAGAGGGCTTAACAGTAGTAAGCTTAATACTAACCGGCCACCCGTGAGCAGCGGAGTACTCTTTATCGAACGCACGTAATTTCTCATACGTCTCACTTAGCCAACTCCTCTGCTCTTCGCTTGCTTGCAAGTATCCCGTCACGCCAATCCCCATCCGCATGTTTTTGTGAACGATGGCTTGAGTTTCTGGTTGGTGGCAAGGCAAAGCTAGAGAGTGCTTGTTGATCCTGTATAAGAGTTTTGATACGTCTAGCAACTCTTCCTTTGTTTCGATGTTTGGCAGATACAGTTCTGCTAAGCAACATGTCTCGTAGTCCTCTAGTGATTGCTCTGCGCACGGATTGAAACCTCGGACTCCCTTATCTTTGTACTGAGTTTCTCCAATTCGCCCGCAAGACCTAGCAAGCTTAAGGTTGATAAGTCCATAAGGTTCACCGTTACCGAGATAACCTTGCCAGAATTCATCGGGTAAAAGTGCAAAGTCGTTACACACCACACTGTTGTTGGACATGGCTCGCCAGTTCGGGATGTTACCCAAGTCCCATCGTTTTGCTCGTAGATATTGAATATCATCGTGATCTCCTATCGCAATGATAGCCGAGCGCCTGACGTTGCCCGCTACTACAACCGCTCCGATGATATTAATGATATCCAAGCAATCAATCGGCCTCAGTTGTTTTCCTTTTCGTCCTTCAAGGATTCCTGCAATTTCTCCAATACCCCAACACAAGTCCTCAGGACCACTAGCAATTCCGCCAAAGCCTTTGATTGGAGCGCCCTTTCCTCGGACAAGCTGCGTGGAGTAGGTGAAGCCACTTTTTCCATCGCTAACGAAAGCAGATTTAAGCGTACGCTTAAGTAGTTCCACCCATCCTTCCCGAGAATCTGGAACAATGAAAGACGCTCCTGCATTATCATCACGTATAGGCCGAACAAAATCTTCTTTAACTGGCGGGAGTTTGTATACGTACTCACGCTGAATGTTTACTCCTACTCCGCTTCCTAGCATCAACGCATCCATAGCCCACGTGAATGGGTTTACAGGCTCGTCGATAGTAGTGAACGCACAGTTCTGTAGCGACAACAGACCTAAGCGGTCTACGGTTTCTGTGCCTAATTGCCACAAGAACCTGCCTGCTACTGTGCCCTTTAGCTTAAGCATGTAAGAAGCAAAACGTTCTTTCTCTTCGTCCGTGAATCCTACATGTAGTTGTGTATCAGACGATTCGATTACCCTTGTGATCGTATCGACCCACTCTTCCGTCTGAGAGGTACCACCACTCTCCGCCATCATCTCCGTAGATGAATTTGACGGGAGCAACTTTCTCGCGTACGTCCGCTTGTACGTCAGGTAGCCCACGGTTGACCACGGGATTCCGCCACTCCCCAATTCCGATAGCGCCTTGTGGACCGCTGGGTGTAGTGGTGATCGTGGTGATGTACTTACTTCCGTCGGCTGAATATCTACGTTGATTGTCATTTACTTTGTTGTTCTCCTCTTCCGGTACTCGTTGCGCAAGAGGCCGGTCATCCTTGCCCGTTCTGGTTACAATGAAGTGTAATAGGAACATCGCGTTGCACAGTACGTGCGCGATATGTGACAATCCTGTTTCTGGATCGCGGTCTTCCCCACGCATCCAAGCTTGCAGGTGTCGTTGGAGACTGTCGTAGGTATCTGTCCATGACAGACCTTTAGACCAGTTCCATGAGTCGTACTTCTTAGCTCCAAACTCTAGAACCTTGACTAGTTCTTGTAGAGCAGGGATAGAGAGCAGACTCCATCTAATCTTACCGTTGTTGTAACGAGCGCCTTGGCTTTCTTTAGACATGTTATTGAATCGTCTCCTTGTACTTACGTATCTCCGAGACTAAAATCCCTACCCCTAAGCAAATGCCTAGGAGCAGGGAGACGAGCATAGACCTCAACACAGCGAGGCTAGTTCCGTCCATATAGTCTTACTCGTCGTATTCAGTATAGCCAGTGTCCTCGGCTTCGGCAGGAGCCTTAGGCTTTGCAGGCGTCTTAGCGGGCTTCTCGATTGAGGCTGGGGAAGTTTCGAGCATCACCCAGTCCCGGCCTGTAGAGAGCTTGTAGAGCGTTCCAGCGGTATCCAGAACCCATTGGTGCAAGAGCCCTAGCTTATCAGCTTCCTTGACCGCCTTAGGCATAGGCACAGCACCGTTGTCGGATGCTAGCTTACAGAAGCTAAGGGCCGTGTTAAGGGCCGACTGCTTGGAAATCATCTCTTGTCGTTCGTCGAACGGAACGTAGGACCGAGTGCTAGTAGGGGCCGTAGTTGTGGCGGCTGGTGCCACTTCTCCTCCAGCCTGTGGGCCGTCGTCCTTACGGAGCGAGCCCTTGACTACGTTGCGGAAGTTACCCTTCTGTTCAAACTCTAGGGTAACGAAGTCGCCCGGGCTGATACCACGCGGCGCGAACTTACCGGCACCATACGATTGGCCGTTGATGATAAGGTCAAACATCTCGCCATACTGAGTCTGCTTAGCCTTGATCTGATTAACTTGACCTGAAACTTTTGCCATCTTGTGTGTTACTCCTTTTTCTTAAAAACTTCTTTTCCATTTGGGTATACGTCCCATACCTCTTCTACCTTCGTGTCTCCCCAATTCTTGGCGATCTTGATACCCACGCCTAGTGGGACAGTAAATTCGTACTTGTAAACATCACGAAGGAAATTGTAAACGTCCGTTGTCAGTGCTTGCTTCGACAGAGATTTGTAATCCTCAATCTCATCCTTGTGAACCCTTGACGCAATCGAGTCGTGGATGGTATTCCAAATCGTAATCCTTCGTCCACGAATACGATGCCAAAAGTAAACAAGAGCGATAGGAATAATCTCACCGGTAGCCAGTCCTTGGATTGTGTAGTTGTAGATCGACGTTGTGTTGTCGATATACCCTGTGCGACTCATCTTAGTGCCCGGCCAATAGAATCGCATCCCGTAGGGATTGATCATGTAGCCTTTCTCTAGTACCTCCAGCGTCCAGCCGTGCTGAGTTTCAGCGATACCGTGGTATTTCTTCTTGAAGAACTCAGCGTATTTCTTCTGAGCCTTACTCTTGCCTCCACCACCATACAGCGGAGCAAACGTAGATGACTTAGCATTCTGGCGAGTAGTAACTTCGCCTGCCTTGGTTAACGTCTCTGCTGTTACGGAGTGTACGTCTACTCCGTTGATGATATCTGCGGTAGCTACCGGGTCATGACCCACGTCCGCTGCTACTCGAAACTCTAGCTGCGCTCCGTCAGCTTCGCCGACCACATAATCAGGATCATATGCAGTAAACAGAAACTTGTATTGACGTGGAAGGTTTTGTAATTGACAGCCCTTGGCTTTCTTAAGAGCTTTGAATAAGACTGAACGACCGGACGAACTGAGTCGGTGGGTCTGTGTGAAGCCTTGATTCAAGACGCCATAAAAGACGCCGTCCCTTTCTTTAACAACTCGGTAAAAGAAGTCTAGGTTCTTCGATATCAGAGCATCCAGTTTGTTTCGTTTCTTATATAGTTCTAGAAACCTTTTCTGAATGTCTGTGTTTGCGGCGAGTAGCGATAGCGTAGCCGTGTCGGTCTTTGGCTGTCCAGTGCCAGTAACAATAGCGTTACCTTTACTGTCTCTTGGCTTTGTGAAACCAGCGGTTTCGTAGAGGAACTTAGCAAGTTGCTTGTTGGAGGAGAGGTTGATTCCGCCTGTGACTTTACGTAACTCTTCTTCAACTTCCTCGAACTCTTGGACGGATCGTTCATATTCCTCCATGACCTTGGCCTTGTCGAGTTCGCATCCGTTGAACTCAATGTCGGCAAGTACAGCACACGTAAGGTTGCGTGTTAATGCAAGGTGGAGAAGGCCATCCTTGCGCAGAACTTCGATTTGTTTTTGATAAATCTTTCTTGTTAGCTCTACGTCCTTGTAGCAGTAAGGGAGCAGCCAAGTTGTAGGTATGATCGAAGGATCAATCCCCATCTTGATAGCTCGGGACGAGAGGTCTAGCTTCTTGCCAAACCCATATCTCTCAGACGTGCCATCCAATGACAAGTCCCACTTGCGGTTCCCCGCAATTACCCACTCCGCTAAGAAGGTGTCGAAGACTAGGATATCCCTTAGCTCTAGTCCGCATCGTTTAAGCCACTGTAGTTCAAACTTTGCATTGTGACAAACAACGAAGTCAGCGTCATGAATGTCCCTCTCCATCTCGGACAGGTTGTATTCGTCTGCGAACTTATGCTTGCGAGTGATGGTGCCATCGCCCTCGACAATCTCCCAACAAGCTAGAACAATATGGTTCTCGTAATTGAGTGCTGAACCTTTGTCATTGTTGTTGGTTTCAAAATCGAGAACGACGTACCGTCTTGGACTAGCGTAAACCTCTAGAGCCTCTGAGGTAAGAAACCAAGGTAGTTTATGTGTGCCCTCTGGTTTATGCTCGGTGTCCAAGCCCGTAGTATACGGAGAAATGTGTACCTTGTCAAGGCCGTGTGAAGAAGGATTAATGATTAATTCATTTGCATAGGTAATTTGTCTTACTCCTATAGATACCAATTACCGGACGAGCGGCGCTTATTTTTGGTCAGCAGGCGGTGAATCCTAATCGCAGCGAAGTGAATCATAGCTATCGCTCCGACTAAAGCAAAGATCGACGCGCAGATCACTTGATACAGCGGACTGGTCATAACGTAGTACAACATTAGTGTTTCTCCTCGGTGTCTTGTTGTGTCTCACAACCAGCAATCATACCTTTCATTTGTTTATATCCAGCGATCATGTAGGGAGAATCATCAATCCAGATGTCAGCCTTGAACACGTGACTCTTCTGCTTACCTTCTGTGAATACTACCGGGATACCAAGAACCTTAGCGTCCTCTTCGATATCCGCGTTATCATACCCTTTGGGTCTATACGAAAAACGGTATGTAACAAAGGATACTTCGTGCCCGCTCTTCTTAGCTCGTTCGACGAACCACGTCCACAACTCTTTGTCAGCAGTGAACGTGTCGTCGTAGTCTAATGCGATGATCACTCTACGTCGTACTCCTGCACGTCATAATGCTTATGAGGAAATCCGAAAGTCGAGTTTTTATTTTCTTCAATAAAAGTAGCAGCGTCCTCTTCCTTAGCGAAGACTTTAACTACATAATCGAAGTCGATGACTAGGTAGACTTTCATGGTCAGTAAACCTCGATGTTCTTTTCAATCCAATTAGCGATGGTAGTAAACTTACTACGCCTCTTATCATTCATAGTGATAAGCGCACTCACGTCTCCTGAATATTCGGAGATTCCATTATCGCTATACCACTTTGAAGTTGGAGAACCCATGAATTCACCAGCCAGATCATCATAGGCTTCGCAACTACCACCAGAAGCTACATGTTGCAAAACACCTAAGCAACAGAAACCTCCCTTCCCGTTTGTCAGTATGCCTTTGGTTTGTCCATACTCACCAGAGCGCAGAGCCTTTACCCACTTGTCTCGCAATTTCTTTGGCATTTTCATGTGTTTCTTTTAAACTCCTGTTGAAGGATTGGGTGTTTCTTTTTCAAGTCTTCGTAGCTGATAGGCGTGAGGTTGTTCTGCTCAGCGCTCACGTTCACATACCTAATGTCCGCAAGATTATGAGAACTCACTAGAACTACCTTGCTGTGCAAATGTCCGTGGATGTTAGCCTTCCACCTGTAGAACTGATCGGGGTGGATAGGAATGTGGGACAAGATGGTGCCATCGAACTTAGTAGACGCTACAATAGTCCCGAAGTATTCAGCGAAACGAGCAACGGGGAATGCTGCGTCGTGATTGCCAAGAACCAGCTTCTTCTTCCCATTCAAGCGAGCTAACAGCGGGAAGGAATGGCCCGAGAACAGCACGTCTCCTAGGTGCCACACAGTATCATTCTTAGTTACTACAGAATTCCATCGTTCGATAAGAGTTTCGTCGTGTTCCTCAACGGAATTAAACTTCCGCGCCTCCGGCTCGAAGGTGAATATCTTTTTGTGAGTAAAGTGAGTATCGCCAATGAAGAAAACATTAGGCATTACACGTATCCTTAAGAGAAGAGTTGCCGGAACTCTGTGTGCTTCATGGTCCGTTGACCTAGAGTATTTCCGGAGGGAAGGCGTTCAGCAAAGTATATCCATTGTCCATCGACAATAGCGTGCCACTCCGTGCCGAAGTCGTCAGTACCCCACAGCACAGAGTCGGCGATGCCGAACTTAAAACCTTTATTGAGTAGCAGTGTTAGATCGAAGTAACTTAGACTTTCATACATAGTTACTTGATTAGCCCCTTAAGCGTTTCTTGGAAGGAGGCTAGTACATCGAGTGCATCTTTGTCACTACCTAGATAAATAGAATCCGTGACTTTATTAAGCTCGGCCTCTCCTGCTTTCCGTAGAGTTTCGTAACGAGCCTTGTTGTCTAGCATGTCCTTAGTAGGAGCCAGCTTTACGTAGTGATAGTGGCGGTCAGCGAGAATGTAGCCATCTTTCTCTAGGCGAGCCGCGATAGCTTCGCTAGTAAACTCAATAGGATTGTTTGCAGTGAAATCGTGTAAGACTGTCGAAAGTACTGTGTCCATCTTCCGCAGTAGATACTTCTGTTGCTTGTCATTCATTAGATATAGTTATCCTTAAGCGTTAAAGAGCTTTTACTCCGACCCCTCTTGGGGGAGGAGTCGGCTTCTTATGCTCTTCTAGACCTCGAATCCATTACCCCTAGAAAGGGATAACGGCTTCTCGGTAAGAGCATTATACGGAGATTCTTAATTCTGTCAAGAGCTTGTGAAGATCACGGCTGTCCTTCCGTTAAGGAAGTGTAACGACTGATGAATGGATTGAGCTTAACCGGGAAGTTCTCATGCCTACCACTTACCTTATTCTTAGGTAGGTTGATGATCCGGATACCCTTCTCCACTTGATCACGTGTACCGCCTAGACCTAACAGCACGTCAGCCTGAGCAGGAACGCCTGTGTTGGAGAAGTCAATGTCACCCATCTCCAGTACCGCCTTGCCCTCGGCCGAGTCTCCTGCTTGCGTCGTGGAGACTACAATGGTATTCCACTTCTTGCCGAGGTTACGCAGTCCCGATGTTGCGTACTCTAACTGTAGTACCTTGTTAGCCTCACGCACATCAAGGTTACGGAGCTGGTCAACTACGATCCACTTAGGAGAGTACTTCTCCACGAACGCTTCGATCTGGCGTAGGTTGCCCGGGCTCAAGGCAATGAACCGGATATTACCCAGCCCATTATCTAGTGCTAATCGGCGAGCCTTGTCAGAGTCAGCGTGAATCTCACGCGTCGTCATGCCAGTAAGGTTACTTACTTGCCGGATGTATAGGTCGTTCGTTCTGTCCTCGTTGATGAAGTACAAACCTTCGGCTCCCTGCCTCGCAAAACCTCCTGCGATGGTCAGATTAAGGGCCGTCTTGCCCATCTCTGGACGAGCGAAAGTAACGACGTGATGCTGAGGGGCTAAGCGATTGTCAAGCCGTTCGTTGAGGGCTAGGGGATATAGCCTTAGACCACCCTCACGAGCAAGCTCTACGCGTATCATCTCAGCTAGGTCATCACTGGTGTATACCTCTACGCCTTTGGCGTTTAGATCATCGAGTGACGAAAGGTTCTTTAGTTGTTTGTACTCCTCAATTAAGTT